GATATGCTTTTAATAAACGTGGTACATCTGATTTCCAATTGTTATATAACCAACTGGCGGCAACTAGTTTACCAACTTCTAGTGCTGAACCCATAGCGATAATAGGTATCACAGCGCCAGCAAACAATGTCGCTAGACCTATGATAGAATACCCAGCCGCTATAACGGATATACTAATGGCTGATAGAAATGTCAGTATTGTTAAAAACATTATTTTATTTGATACTCGTTTCTAATTTTTGTTATTATACTTTTAATTTTAGGAAAATAATTTACATCTGAGGCATAAGCGTCAAGTGTTTCTACAAGTATAAAAGGATCGTCAATACCGTCTTCTCTCAACTTCCTATAGTTTTCAAAATTACTTCCATTATTTAGTATTTTCATATAGTGTTCCACGCTATCACACTCGTGTTTATATACTTTAACACCCCACTTTTTTGGTTTATTAGACGGTAACATATGTGGTTCCGTTAAATCGTATGTACGAATACCAAACAGATTATTTCCTTCTTTAGCAAATCTACTATTACCCCAGGCAGACTCTAAAGACGCTTGAGCTAATAATAGTTCTAAATTTACTGGAGTTATATCTGTGTAATGGTAAATATATTCTACACATTGTATTACATCAGTTAAGAAAGCTTGATTATTGTCGTGGTCAAAATCAGGTTTTACAATCTTTTTGTATTCCTTTTTTTCAACCACATCAACAATTCTAGTCTGGCCGTTGTATAGATACATAGCGTATGTACCTGTAAAAAACAATACAACGGCAACCGCCATTAATGTTTTTAAAACAATCTTCACTTTACTCTCGCTATGTACTCGTATGATTGTATAGGTGTTTCATCAACATTCTCATAAACAATATTAGACTTTACTTGAAAGAAATCTAGTTTATCTCTATATTGATTAATGTTGTCGAATATCTTTTGAGCTTGTTTTTCTGTATAGTTATTATGGACATCTATAACCCAATTGCCTTCATAATATACTCTTTGTGTACCTGATTTGTTACTTGGTTTAGCAAGTTCTCTAACTTGTATTATTGCCTCACCGATCCTAGACTTTAAATAAGGGTCTAGTTCCTTTACCTGTCTTCTTGCCATCACTTCTCTCCATTTTATAAATCAAGGCCGATTTCATTTAACTTTGGTCGAAAACTATAAAATAACTTATTATGATTTCCTGTGTCACCTACATTGGCCATTTGATATAGGTGTACCATTTCGTGTCCTAAAGTGTCCACAAATTCTCTTTTATCACGGTACTCTGGTAACATCTCCAACCAGTATTGTCTTGTACCTTTTCTCTTCCACTCGTAAGCTATAACTTGACCCATACACTTAATTTTAGGATCATAAATTCTTTTTATTTTGATTTCATTGAATGGTGATAGCTTGTTTTTAAATACCGCTCTATTAATCATAGTAAAATAATATTTTATATCCTTGTAAGTCGTTTTATACTTCCTACGTGATGATAATTCTCTTTTCAATTTCTTTTTGATTTTTGACTTATCCATTTTTCTCCCTTACACTTAAAAAAATCGAATATTAAAAATAATAAACCTGCAATTATAATAATAAAAATCTCTTGTGGTATAAAAGAGTAAATGATATGTAAAATTTCGTTAATCTTTACAATCATCTTCTATCTTACTACCTTTTAGTAAAGCACACTTGTATTCTTTGTCTGCTTTTAACCTCATATCGGCCAATACACCATCTAATATAGCTGGTAAGTATTGTTGTATAATAGTAATTGACTCTAAAGCAAATTGATGAGCAATCTTTTCAAGTTCTTGCTCCATCAAATTAGATACATCAACATTTGTACCGTTGACTTTAGATTGTATAACGTGACCAATAACAGCCTTGTTATAGTCGTTAGCCATAACTGTATTCATAAAAGCAGTTAGACTAAACCATATTGTAGCAAGTAATATTGCTAATGTTATCAAGTATTTTTTCATAATATATCTCCTTATATTATTTAGGATACTATATTATGTAGATAATGTCAAGCGAAAAGAAGTGTTGATTTTGAAGGGTTTTTGAGGGGTTTCTGTAAGAACAAAACAAGAACACCCCTCAAAATAGTTTATTTTTTCATAAATTGGTCGTTCCAGTCGAAGGCCTCTTTGACCATTTCGGCTGTTAAACCTTTATAAGCCTTGTTTAGTTTTTTATCTTTTACATTTATTAAAACTTCAGCTTCTGTTTTGTGTAAGCCTTCTAATAATTGTATAAACAAGGTTTCTTTTCTAGTTTTAGAAATTGTGTTATCGCCACCCTCTATAAACAAGTACAATCTTCTTGCCTCATTTCTTAGCATAGTGTGTTCAGTACCTACAGGTGCCTCATTAGCTATATAAGGCGGTGTTCCTTCTGGTAAGACCCACTTTATGTTAGGGTCAAAAGCAGCCTTTAAGATTTGTCTAATGTAAGGACTATCGTACTTTTTTAAGACTTCTATTTTTTTAGGCTTATCTTTAGCGTTATTAATTTTAGTAAAAATCTCGTGTACAGTATCGCCTACAGCACCTGTGGTACTTGACATAGCTGCCATAGCTTTTCTACTAATTAGATTTGGGTTTTGTTGTTGTTCTGCCATAATTTACTCCAATATATATTGTTCAGAAATCGCTAATGTTTTCAATCATTGACTTCAATTTATTTTCTATAAAGTAAGGTAACAGGAGCGACCTGTCTGGTACTTTATAGCTTCTAAATGTATTTATAATGTTATTTTCTATCGTTAATGGTATTTGAGATAAGTCAATTAGTTTCTTATTTCTATTAAAAAACTTTCTGGTTTCTGACCCTAACGGTATATTATCTACATTTGACCACTCTTCCAGCTTTTGTTTTGTGATAGGTTTCTGTCTTTGGCCTGTTACAAACACATCATCTGGACTTAATATATTTGGTACACCATCTGATCTATCACCTTTTATTATTTGTTCTCTTAAAAACTTAACAGGATCCTCTTGTTCACCAATATATGCTTTTAAAAATGGTGACCATTGGTAAACATCACCATAATGTTGTAGTTGTATAAAGTCTTTATCACCTGAAATAATTAAATACTTGTCTTCTTCTCTTAGTTTAACAAGTGTGGCTATAATATCATCTGCCTCGGAGTTTTCTACATACATTACGATATAAGGAAAACTTTTGGCAATTTCATTTTTGATTTCTGTAATTATTTTAAAGATATTGTCCCAATCAAAAGGACCATCTAATCTGGATTGTTTTCTACTATACTTGTAATTAGGAAAGAAATCTCTACGCCAAGGATCACCAGCGTCTGAGCATAGCACCATTGTACCATATTCTTCTTTAAACTTAACATTAAAACCTCTTAAAGAATTTAAGACCATATGTCTTATCATTTCTTTGTTTGGTTTTACATCACCCTTACCTCTTACTTGAGCCATAAGGTTAGAAATTAAGACTTGGTTTAAATCAACTAAAATCATCTGTTACATCTGTTAGTTTTAATTTGCCTTGTATAATTACATAAGAATAGTCAGGATCACCATATGGTTCTATAACATCAAAACCGTTTTCTTCATAATCTTCATTTAACTTTTCTTCATCTAATCCTCTAACTTTATTAAAGTAAAAAGAACATTGGTCATCCAAATCAATGTCTTCCCAATCTTCACATTCATATTCATTATTATCATCATTTATATCACCAAACACATCTTCTAAATTCCAATCATCTTCCACTTTAACAACAATATGACCCCAACGGTACATCTCTTCCGTTTCAAAAGATTTTGTATTGTCTTCATTTGAATAACCAGTGTATTCGTAAATACTTTTTTTCCAAGTCGGTTCTACTTTATAAAATTTAGCCATTAAATATATCTTTTTCTTTGTTTTCTTCAGCTTCTCTAATTTTCTTTTGATTGGTTTCGTATATAATCCAAGCTATCATAAAAGCAACAATTGTAAATAAAAAACCGAAAATACCAAAAAATAATCCTTGAGCAAATGTCATTGTTTGAATGGTGGCGATTTCTCGCCACCAATATGTATATTATAATTAAGCGTCAATAGAAGCTACTGTAGCTTTTGTAGGAGCTTTAGAGCTAGCATTGTCGTACTTAAAAGGTGTTCCGTACAAAGCCTGGATACCAGCAGCTATGATAGCTCTTGTAGGTGTACCCAATCTGTAAACGTGTTGACCTTTTTGTTTTGAACCGTAGACCATATAGCCTTCAGCTCTTAAAGTATCAACCATAGCTCTTGGTGATTTTAAACCGAAAGTCGTGTTTAAAGCTTTCCAAGATACTGCTTGACCTCTTTGTAATAGATTTAGAATTTTATCTTTTTTAGATAATTTTTTTCTGCCTCTAGTTTCTGTTTTATTAGATTTTAAACCAAACATAATTTTCTCCTTTATCAATTGGTTAATATTAACTATTTTACAACCTGTTAAGGCGATTACTTGTGTAATTCTGTTAATCATTTAAATCATCTCCATCAAACATACCAGCTTGATCGTTTAAATCATTTAATTCATTTTTAAATTCTGTACTTAATGGTTTTGGACTTTTAGCTTTTATCTCTAAAACCTTTGTATAATCTATTTTAGCTGACTTTTCACCTCTTTTATTAATATTAATCTCTACAATTTTATCTGCTAGTTCTTGTGTAGGATGTTTCATATCAAAATCTCTATAGATTAAACCTCTAATCAAATCTACCACCAATGCTAAATCTTTTGTGAAATTATATCCGTCAGTTTTAACAGCAAGATCATATAGTTGTCTTAATAAGTTCATACTAATATCGTCAACAGCCGTTTCTACAAATTGTTTTGTTTGTTGAGCTTGTA